CATAACTACACCTATGGTATACATTAATGTATACCCTACAGAAAGCCATAGCTTTTTAGGTGGTATCTGCTTAAATTTAAAGTAGGATAATTTATAGTTTTTCATTGTGTATTAGTTTATTTTATTGGGGTAATAAATTAAATTTTGAAAGGTATCTTAAATTATTATAAGTAAGTATTGGATATATCGATTCATCACGAACCACCTCTATGTTTTTCCACAATAGATTCGATTTCGGGTTTCCTCACTTTTCCAAATGTTATAATATGCATTTTATCATAATCGAAAAGCTCTCTAGCGGTTTCCAATAATTCCCCTCCAGTGATGGCCTGGATTTTTTCAATACGTTTGCTCCCGGGTTCCAATGGTAGATTAAAGAGGACTTGCTTTGCATAATATTCATTTTCATATTCTATATCATCAAAATTAGTAATGAAAATATCGCAATAATTCTTCTTATTTGCAGCTAGTTCCGATGTGGATACCTCGCGTGTTTTAATCTTATCTAATTCTAGCAGAATATTACGCAGGCATTCTAGAGTGGTTTTATTCTCATTTTGGGTATTGATAGTGAAATATCCCATTTCTTCATAATTAGTTAGCGAACATCTAATGGAATACACGAGACCCAGCTGCTCGCGAATTCGTATAAATAATCGGCTACTCATATTACCACCTAGAATATTGGATAGCATCTTATAATGATTTATTAGGGGGTCAAATGCGCCACGGGTTTTGAATATAATAAATACATAATCTTGTTGCAGGCTTCTGTCAAAACATTCTATAGTGGTGCGTAGGTTCCTATCGACATATGGAATTAGATTACTAGCACGCTGGGTTGCCGGTGGTATTTCCCGAAATCCCTGTTTTTGTCCTTCAGCTTTGGTCCCTGGCGGTGAAAAATATTTATCTAGCATTGCTAGAAAGCTCGGTCGGATATTCCCACTTACCGCAATCACTAGATTATCGCGACGGTAATATTCATTGTGATAATTCAGTAATTCTTTCCGGTTGGTGGAATCTAGCGTTTTCAAATTGCCGATAATGGGATTTGCTAGAGGATGCCCGTGGATGATACTAGATTCCACTTTATCATTAATCCATTCATCAATATCGTCTTCATCATCTTTCATCTCTTGGATTATAACATTCCGCTCGCTCTCTAGGTCTTTTTCCCTCATCAGAGGATGGAATATCATATCCGCTGTAATACGGCATATTATATCCATATTATCATCATTAGAGAGAAATTTATAGTGATATGCGGTCATGTCCTTAGCAGTAAAAGCATTGAATGAAATACCATTGGCATCAAAAGTTTTGGAAATATCTAGATAGGATGGGTACTTGGGTGAGCCTTTGAATAACATATGTTCGATGAAGTGGGAAATACCCATAACCCGCGGCGGTTCATTCTTGCTACCCACTTTAAAGAAGAAAAAAACACTAGCAGTACGGGTATCATTCCTATTCCGCATTACTAGCAGCCGGGTTTTATGGCCGTTCTCTAGGAGTTGTACTTTTTGAATGGCTATCTGCTGATTGTGATTCTTTCTAGAATGCTTTCTAGAATGCTTTTTGTTTTTTGTGCTAGATTTTATTTTAGTTTTATGTGTCATAGATTCTATTATAATACTATAAATTTGTTTATCTAGTATCTAGAAGGCTATCCCTTAAATTCCTATCGTTCATAAAAGACAATGTCGCACTTGTGCAGCCAACCATTACGCCTGCAGCAATAGAACGGATTGACCGATAATAATTTAAGGGATAAAGTGTTTATTTCGTGATGCTAGCTAATATGTTTTTAGATTTATTTTAGTTTTTTAGTAATGGATTTTGAAAGTCTGCTAGAATGTCTAGTTTTACGTGTCCCAGGTTTTTCCATACTAATAATCTCACCATCCAGATTTAGATATTCAATCGTTTTGGAATCATCATAAACAATATAAGTATTTGTATTTTCCTTTTCATTTTCCATTTTCTCTAGCACATCTTTATCAAGGTCGGCACATTTGAATATGATCCTTTTCAATTTATCCCGTTCCATTTTATAAAGTTCTTTGTTTCCTTTGTATTGATAAGCCTTTGAAAATAATTTGGCGCAGGCTTCAACCCGTTTTTTATCTTCCACTATCATTATAAAACGAACATCCGGATGGGTTTCGCGACCAGTTGCATATGCTTGTAATCGATGCCGCATATCTTTTGTTTTTCCTAATTTTAGCAATTCTTGGTCTTTATTAACCATAATGATATAAATAAATTCATTAGTTTTAGCTAAATCTAGAATCTTATCAGCAATATGATTTTTGTAATAATCTATGAATTTACGCAACATAACAAAATAATCACGAAACATCTTACCTTTAGGTGTTCTAGAATTCATAGCAATTTTTTCAAAACATTCAAATGATAACATATAATTAGCATCCTTCACACCTTTTGTTGATTTTTGATTTATTCGTATAATAATATAATCAGTCATTAATACATAATTTTCACGAATTCTTTGTTCAAATTTTAACTGATTATTCAAACCTAAATATTTCATAGTTTTCTCTAGAGGTATTCCAAATGTTTCTGTTGCACATAGTTCATAAAATTTATAGTATTCATTAATAAATTTTTCTGGAATAGCAGTAAATTTTATAAGAAATTCTTTCAAAGTAAGCTTAACCATATTTTATAAAACTTATTTCAATTAAATTATAGTTAGAAAAAAATTAAAAATATGCTAGGTATAACCTTATAAAGGCTAAGCCTATTCATAATTTTATATATAATTAATCAATAATTATATTTTCCAAAAACTAACTTTATAAAATTAGTTTTAGCCTTAATTAGGCTAAACTGATGTAATTTATAAAATATATTTTAAAATAAAAATAATTAAGAAGATATCTTCTCTAAATTAATTTCTCTAGCAGGCATGCCAAAATAAACCGCGCCAATTGGAAGATGTCCAATAATAATTTCGCCCGCATATCCTGCCTTATGTAATCCATCCTTAACTGCATCAGCAATGCGCGATTCCGGTGTATCATGCAATTCCATAGCTACTTTTGAACCGTTTCCATCTGTCCAAATACCAATTACTACCAGCTCATTTTCCGTGTTGTTATAGGTAATCTTACTAGGTTTGAATTTCAGTTTCTTTTCAACATAATCGCCCATATTGGTTATGTGTGTTGCTTGTTGTATAATTTTTTTGAATTTTGATGTTTTTATGAATCGCTCGATATGTTTAGCTTTTTCAGAACCTTCTAAATACGTTGTTTCGTATGTCTTGATTCCGTTTTGATTATTCTTTTTTGTCTTTTTTTGTTTTTTTAATCTAGCAGATGTGTTTGCATCTAGCCAGACTTTAGGATAGATTGTTATTTTATATTCTGTATTCAACGATAAATTGGCACCCATTGATTGGTTTAATAAATATTTAGATTTCTTTTTCTATTTTTCTGTTTTTATTTTCTTTTCTATTTTTATTTTTTCTATTTTCTTGATTCGAACTGCTAGAATGAAATTTTTTAACCCTAATAAATACGTCTCTAGACCACGTAATAAATCCATCTTAATTATAGACATCTAGCAATTAGCAACATCATCCAGAAAACTCTAGAATGCTAAATCAATTAAAAGCTCGGACGCAATCGCAAAATGCTAGCAATCAGAAAGATTCCCTCATTGATTACACTTATGACCCATCGCGGCAGAATAGCCCGCCGTATAAAACTATTTATCAACCCACACCAGCTATATCCGACGGATATGCTAGAACAGTGAATACCAGTCTCAAACATTCACAACAGCAAACAACTACCACACATCCCGCGAATGTGGATAATCTAGCTAGACAAAAGGGATTAGCAACACATCCCACTATGCAAATGAAAGAAAAGCAAGACCGGCTAGAACGGGTTGCCGCCCGGATACATTCTCATTTCAAAACCAAGTATCCGGCATTGATTGATGCATCTGGATTTTCTTCGGGTACAATAATGAAGATAATAGAACAGGTTTCTAGCCGGACTCCAACTGGCCAGCTAGATGAACGCGGGATTTCCAAGGTAATAGATGTAATTGATACCAAATTTAAAACTACAGCACATAGTGAAAATCGTACCGGGGTGCAATGGGATATGGCCGCATTTACTACGGATACCGAAAGCAAGATACCTATGGATAAATATCTAGAAAATTATACCAATAAAGTTGCCATTCTGCTAGATAGTAGCGAAAAAGCAATTGAAGCGGAACTGCCACCTAGTATGGCACCTGTAAATGATACTAAGCCATTGGAAAAGCCCGACCCTTTTAGTGAGGATTTCCCCATCCGAGACCGAGAGAAACAAACGGATATGATGATTCCAGAAGTGCGAGAATATGATTATTACATTACTATTGATTCTAAAGACCGTGACCCTGTCAAGTATCCGGCACCTAATCAATTTGTTATTGATTTTTCACCGGCACCACCCGCGGCAGGTGAAACCCGCAAGGGATATATCGACCGTGGTCTTGGTAATGTTAAGTCATGTGAATTGATGAATGTGATTATTCGAGATGTTAGCGACCAACCAGATTCTAGCGATACTAGCAATGCTAGTTATCCATACTTACTTCTGCAGTTCGATGAATTACAAAATAATTATTTTGGCACCAATAATACAATCTCCCGTTCTTTTGCCATTCTCACCGAGTATTCATTGATTGGTAAATATCGATATTATAGGATAACAGGCGATAATTCGGAAAATACTGTATCACGTGTTTATAATCCACGAATAAATCTGAATAAGATTACGACAAATCTACTCTTGCCGGATGGTTCACCTTTTCAATTTGGTTCAGCATTCTCAGGAGATACTAGTAATACCTGCATTACTTTTTCTTTCCGAATGACTACCATTCAAAAGAATCTAGCAACACAGTTTATAAGTAAGGCAACATATTAGTGCTTTTATTTCTAATGGGCTTATTTGATTAATTTATGCTTAAAAACAAATACTTGATTAAATAATAACAAAAAAAATAAAAAATTGATTTTATTTATTATTTACATAGCAACTAGCATTCCAGAATGTCTTCACATAAATCATTAGAAGAAATTAACAAAGTTATTACTGAAATAGAAAATTGCAATGGTTATAAAAAAAGTACTGAAATGCTAGAAGCATCTGCAAATTGGTTGACAATTTTGAAAGAATATAGAGATAAATATGATACTCTAACTGAAGAAGATTTTAAGAAAATAAATTATATATTCGTAATACATTATGTGAATTATAGTAATATGATGTTTCAAACAGAAACGATAGGTGCATTGAAATCAATTCTAGAAGTAATATCCAATATTGCTAAAAAACAAACAAATAATTTGGATAAGTAATTTAATTTATAATTTGCACTTTTTGTTTTTTTTGTTTGTTCTACTATCCTTTAAATGGTCAGATATTTTAAAAATAACTGAAATTAGATGTAAAATATCGCTGTAAAAACTAAAATATTCACTTATTTTATGCTTTCGTGTTATAACATGAATAACTGTTTAAAGAATAACCCGAAGGGGGTAATGGACTAATATTTTTATACTTTTTACAGTTAAAATATTACTTTTTACGAGTAATAATATATTTAGTTTTCGGTAATAAATTAGCCGCAGGCTAATAGATAATTTATTGATCATTCTAGATCTGGTTGCTTCAGGATAATTCTTTCAGGCAAATGGAAATTTAATTATGAAAATGAAAAATAAATAAAAAATCAAACACAAAGAATAGAAAACAATATGAATTGATACAAGAACCTATCTACATTGTGTCATTGCTATATGATTCATATAACAACGCGGCAAAGTCTTGATGGTTTATGACTTTTTCAATACTTATAGCTTCAAATTGTCTGCGATATTCATGGATATCTATATCTTTTATGATATGTAGTCTATAACTGAGTTCTTGCATTTTTTCTGTTTTATAATTTCTAAGCACCCAGACATGCCCTTGTGGTTCAGATGATACCATCTGCTGATATTCATTAGATAATTGCGCTAGCTTTATTTCTGATTCTGGATACCAGGATTTACTTATAGGCTTAAAATACCAATCATCTACATGATTATTTCCATTTCTAGAACTTATTATGGATATTACATGAATACCAGCAGAAATTAATCTATTGGTATCTGCCGCTAAGATTGCTTGAAGACTAGTAGTATCTGGGAAATGTGTATGTTTTCCTAGTTTATCAATCACTTCGTAATGAACCATTTTATGAAATATTACCCTACCGGCTTAAATTTAAGACAGTACACGTTGACGTGCTATCTAATACAATGGTGGTGTCTTTATATTCTACTCTAGAACTGATGATTAAATAAATCAATTTTTTATCAATTGTTATTGTTTTATTAGTTTCTAGATTTCTTATTTTCTAGATTCCTCAATTTTTAACTTTCTTTGTAATTTTCCTTAGACGATTTCTAGAACGAGGAACTTTCCTACATGATTTAATACTATCCGCCTTTGGATTATTACAACTAGAAACTATATGCCGATTAAATTCGGCCTCATATTCCTCATAGGTTTTATATTTTTCTTGCAGTGTGCAGAGTGATTCACATTCATAAAACCAGCGTTTCAAACGGGAATAAGGTTCATTTTGTTGTAGCATATTGCGAATACGGAATTTCTTAATTGGATCTAGCTTATAATCTCGTGTGGGATGTAGTAATCGCCGGATGAGGAGAGGTATTAAGTTGAAAAACTTGTGATATGATACTGTAATTTTGCTTTTTTCTTCACTAGTGTGACAATTTGCAAAATATCCTTGATAGTTGAATACTATGCTGCCTAGAAATTCTTGACCTTCATTACATATCCATTGCAGGGCACGAGTAGTACCACCTTCACCACTCTCTAAAAGATGATGAACTTTAGCAACACGGGGTGCATATAAGTTTTGAACGTGTTCTAGAGTAGGATTGTCATGATGACAAAATCCCTGAGATCGGAGTTTTTTATTAACTTTATTATGCATTTTATAAAGCCATTCGATTAGCAGCTCACGGGTTTCCAATGCAGGTGTTATATCTAGATTAGCCATATATTTAGTAAAACTAGCACGGCAATATTTACAGGGTAAGATATCGGGTAGCAATATCATCATATCACGCATAAGGATTTTATCACTAGTATCTGGTGTTTCAGGATAGAGAAATGTAAGAAGGTGGAGAAATCGCCAACCAGCAGGACCCCAATATATAGTTTCCATGAAAAACGAGAACAAAATAATTAAGTAATTACTATCTAATTAGTTAGAAAATATTTGTTTTCTATTGCAAAGTCTAAAGTCTAAATCATTTTATTTTTTTTCATGCTTCTTTTAGTATTTTGCTTATTTATTTTCATTTTATAAAATATTTTATACCTAGAACTTGTTTTTTTATTCTTTATAAATCCACCAGTGGATACTTGAGGTATAAATTTTAAATCTTCAGGTAATATACTAAGACCAAATTTAATAATATTTCCCGCATAATCAATATCTGCATTCAGAATATCATTTAAAAAAACATTGTCAAATTCTTCTAATGATTTGGCTCCACTAGCTATAAAGAATAATTTCTTATAATCTTGAAATTCTTCTACTAATTCTTTTATATCTTTAATAATATTATCACTATTATTTGTTAATTCAATTATTATTTCATTAACGCTCCTATCATTTTTTTCATATATTTTCGATATTATTTTTTTATATCGAAAATTATAAAGTGCATGTTCATGAAAATATGTAAATAGTAACCAACTAAATACAAATTTAGATATTTGTTCAGTAATTTCAGCAGTAACATATTGTTCTTGGTGGAACGGTGTTTTAATAAATTCATTAATTATTTTATAATCATATGATATGTATGGGTAAAGAGTACTTATTAGCATATTTATATTATTTAGAACTGTAATATACTTTGAAATTACAGGTTCGGAAGACATGTTAAAAGGATGATAATAAGTATAAGTACTTTCTCTACCTTTATAATTTATTAAATGAACTCCATGTGTTAAATAACAATGTGATATATCATGGTTCATATCTATTATTGTCGAATGATAATTTCCATGTATCCTATATCTTTGATTACTACATCTAAAATTAATAACTGGTGCATTCATAAATAATACTACTTTTGTAAAATTAATTTGACCAATGGTTGGATAAATTATGAAAAAAGTATCATAAAGAGTT